TACCATATAATAATGGTATAAAAATTGGAAATAATTCATATGGAATAGATGAAGGGCGATGTTTATTATTATACGCAATTCCAATATATCCTAGTGTAATTATAGAAATAAAACTGGAAATGAAAAAAATCTTAAGGTTTTTTTTTAATTTCATTATATAATATATATTGATATTTTTTTCTCATTATATTATATAATGCAAATTAATACGAATTTGTTAATTCAAACATTTATTGCTGCGTGTTTAGTAATATTTGGCGTAGTTACAAAAAACTCATTTGAACAATTAGGATTGCCCAATCATCCAATTGGAAAACCTATTGGAATGGGAATGTTTATAATGGGTTGGATATATACTGCTTACATATTATCTATAAATAAACCAAATAAACTAATGTTTATACTTCCTTCTGCACTAATTGTTATGTCTGTAATGATGATGAAACAATATATGGTTAAAAAACAAACTCTGCCTATGGTTTTCCCAGTAATATTTGCTCTATCGTGGATAATTCTTGGTTTAAATGCTGGAAATCATTTATCTGGTAATCAAAAATATTTAGGATTATTTGCAAGTTTTTTGGTATTATTAAGTATGATGGTAATATTACCATTTCAGCGAAAAAATGAAATTATTGATGGTCCGGGACAGCCTCTATTTGTGATAGCGTGGGGTATATTAATAATGTTAAATAGCAATAGATAAAAAACGGCGTTTTAAATCTTCAAGGGTGTAAAATTATATCTTGTAAAATAATTAGGATGTTCCCATAAAATATAATTGTAACTGGCATCTAAATATTTTTTGTCATATAGTTGATGGGGCAATATAACAAATATTTTCATTTATATTATATTAGAAAGTATTTTATCTAATATATATAATATAAATGAATCGATTTATTATTAGTTTAGTTTTATTTGTTATGATTGATTACATATATTTAACTTCAACAAGACATTTATTTAATGACATGATAAAAGATATACAAGGGAGTGAAATTAATTTTAAATTTATACCAGCAATATTCGCATATATTTCTCTTTACATTGGATTGTATTATTTTGTTCTTGTTAATAATAAACCAATAAAACAAATGGTATTGGATGCAGCTATTTTAGGTTTTGTTATTTACAGTGTATATGATTTTACTAATATGGCCATTATAAATAAATGGGATACAAAAATAGGTTTAATGGATGTAGTTTGGGGACCTATATTATATTCATCAGTTACCTTTCTTGCTTTAAGAATAGAACAAATTATCAAACATATTAATAATTAAAGATTATATCATATTTATACTAATGTGTGGTTTTATAATTTTTATTAAATGGTTATTGGGATTATTATCTATAGGTTTTATTTCTTATGGAACATACTATATAGTAAATAAACAAGATGACATTAGTTGTGCTAATTTTGATCTTGGATTTATTTTTGGAATTATTAGTTATATATTATTATTAATTGGTATACTTTTTAACTTTACTATATATCATTTTAGACCAATATTAGCATTAGGTACATTATGTTTATTTGGAACATTGGGATATTCAGGATATATGTATTTTACTATATCATCTGAATGTAAAGAATTGCAGAAAAATACATCAAGTTACGATGCATTTCAATATTATTTATTAGCTTTAGCAATTACTGCATTTTTATTAATAGTATATTATGTTACTAGATTTATTACGAATAGGCGAAAAAGACAAATTGGTAATGAATATTAATCATTATTTAAAAAAACAACATATATTTATTTAAATGACTGGATGTTCTATCGAGGTAGAAAAAATGGGTGGCATATTACAACATATTGATTTTATAAGCAGTAACTTTCATAATTATAGTTATATTTTACCATTTGGAATTAAAAACTATAATCAACGAATAGGAACAGAAGTTGAAAGGAGGATTATAAAAGATATTGAATATTTAGAAGAATTAAGTTATGAAAAAGCGAATCCCAAAGAAGGAAATTGGATATTAGGTTTATCAGAAAGTCCATCAAATCAACTTTTTGATACCAATAAATTAAATGGAATATATTTATGGCATTTAGAAAGATTTAAACAAATAGCAAGAAAATATCCAACTAGTTATTGGTATACTAATAAAGTATTATATAAAATACCACATGATATAAATGATAATATAATAAAATCATTTAATTTATCAGGAAACAAAGAATTATATTTATCAGAAGATCGTCCGATAAAAGACACGGGTGGTTATGAATTTTGGATTACAATCGATGGAGAGAAAAAACGTATTGCCTCATATAGTGATGCAATTCAATTACATTTATTATTTTTGAGTAAAGGTAATAATAAGATGGCAAAGTTATTAATAGATATAGCAAAAAAAATGACTGATAATCCTGAAAATGTTTTTACTCAAACTTTTTAATCCATATTTACTTGCGACATGATTCATAATTATTTATAAACCATTCTACACTTTTTTCTATACCTTCATCGATATTTATAAATTTGTATTCATTATATAAATTTATTAATTTACTATTGTCTGCAGTTTTTTTATACTGTCCGTCTGATGATGTAGTATCAAATTCTATCATATTTTCGTAATCATATGATTTTGCAATTTGTCGAGCAACATATTCTATACTAACTTCATCTTTTTCACTTACAGATAAAATAATAGGATCTTTTTCATTATATTTTTCTAAAACCCACATTGTTAAAACTGCTAAATCTTCCGAATAAATAAATTGTCTTAATGGTCTACCAGAACCTTTTACAGTAAATTTCTCTCCATTTTTTTTATTTAAATAACATCTATTAATTAATGCAGGAATAACATGACCATCTGTTAAAGAATAATTATCATTTGGGCCATATATATTTGTAGGTATAATACAAATAAAATTATCATTATATTGTTCTTGATAAGCACGACAATGTGTTTCTAATAATCTTTTAGCATAAGCATATGCATTATTTGAATTATGTGGAGCCCCATTATGTAACATATTTTCATTAATTGGATAAGTAATTTTGTCTGGAAAGATACATGTTGATAAATAACAAATTACTTTTTTAACTTTTAACTCATGACAGGCTTTGAGAACATTTAAATTTAGTTGTACATTCTTTTCTAACATATCGACTTTATGATTCATATTTTTATATAATCCTCCAACATATGCCGCTAAATGAATAACATAATCTGGATTATGTTGTTGAAAACATATATATGTATCTTCATAATTTGTTAAATCACAATCTTTTGATGATAAAAAGATATAATCGTAATTATATTTAGAAGAAATTGTTTTTATGGCATTGCCAACTAGACCTGAACCACCGGTTACTAATATTTTCATTATAATATTATAAATATATTTATTTATAAATAAACTAAAAGAAATAATAATTATAATAATATAATGAACTTTGATGAATTAGCTAATATGATTAAAAATATAAAAAAGGAAAAAGGGGAAGATTGTTTAATATGCCATTTTCCTATTAGTCAAAATAAAGACCTAGTAAAACTAAATTGTAATCACAATTATCATAAATCATGTTTACAACCCAATAAAATACATATAATGTGTCCATATTGTAACAGAACGAATAAACTAGTAACTAATTTTAAAAGTAATAATAAATGTACTAGTAAAATTAAAACAGGTATTAATAAAGGAACTATTTGTAAGAGAATTAACTGTAAACTACATAAATCTATTAATATACAGCAAGAATTAGATATTTGTAATAAAATATTAAAAACAGGTAAAAATAAAGGTTCGTCGTGTGGAAGAATTAAATGTAAAATACATAATAATGAAATAATTGTATAAAAATTGATTTGTATATAGAAAAAGTATTACTTTTTCTATCTCAAAATAAAAATTGATTTATATAAATAAAGATATATATATATTATAATAGTAATGAATACGAGTAACATCGATGAAAAAATAATTACACTAAAACAATTTAATGACTATTTAAGTAAAGTAATTAATGAACCGTATAATCATGATATTACACGATTAGACTCTTTATACAAGCTAATTAAAATGTATTATGAGGAAAATAGTGTATCAGAACCTACATATTTAGATAATGGCCAATTTTCAGATTGGCAACCATATACCGAAGAACGAGAAGACCCAATTATTATAAATACAGATTATATTACCGATGATGAAACTACAGATGACATACAAACTTGTTTTGACGATGCTGATGAAACTGCTGATAAAACCGATGATGAAACTGATGAAAATGCGGAGGAAACTGATGATGCCGATGAATATGATGATTGTGGACTTTGGTCATATGGTAATACTAACTCAAAAAATGACGATACGAGTTCATGTGCTTCATCAGACAATGAAGACTATTATTGGAAGTTGTATTCATCACAACAGATTAATAAACATAAAATAAATAATGATGATGAACTACTCAAATCAAACGAACGTGTAGAACATTTTATGAATAATGATAGTAATACTGATGAACTTTTGTTATATAAAAAAAATAATACTTTTGTAGAAAGAACGGACCGTTATATTGAAAGCATCCAAACATATTAAATAATATAAATGTCACAAAAATAAAAATTGATTTGTTTTATCAAATTAGTATTATCTTTTGTTATTATAATGATTAATACTGTTCAACAAGAAGCTAAGTATGTCTTTTATCATGGCCCATGTCATGATGGAGAATTAGCAGCCGCAATCTGGCGACAAGAAAATCAAGATGCAAAATTTATTACATATCAACATCATATGAAAGAAGATGCGATAAAAATTTTGGGAACACTCCCAGCTGGTACACATGTGGTATTTTTGGACGTTTGTCCAGCAATAGAGCACCTTAATGGGTCTTTAAACTACCTAATTATTGACCATCATAAAGATGCTGTTGAAAAGCTGAACAGTTTTTTGATGGAATTTCATCCTACCAATATTACCTTAGTTGCAGATACAACTAAATCAGGATGTCAGCTGACATGGGAATTTTGTCATCCTGATACTCAGATGCCTAAATCGGTTATTCATATCGGTAATAAGGATATATGGAATTGGAACAACCCAGATACTGAACCATTTACATTGGGATATCCTTTATTTCCAAACAGTGCTTATCCAATTGAAAGAATGGAAGAAATCCTATGCTGGGATGACGAAAAGGTAGGTCAAGCAATTGAAATTGGTAAAACAAAAATTACAGAGTTTCGGGCGAAAGCTGAAACTTATTTTTCGGAATATTATTCCACAGAGTTAACAGATGGAACGCGAACGTTTAATGTTTTATCATTAGATTGTCCTGAATATCCTTTGTATAAATATATTTTAGAGCATGCAAAAACATGCAAAGAATACGAAGGATTTGACATTCTTCGTATTGTTCAAGAAAAGGATGGCAAGTTCTGCTACTCCTTAAGAGCCATTAAAAATGTAACGGTAGATGGTGTAGCGCGGCATTATGGTGGTAATGGTCATCCAAAGGCGGCGGGTTATGCTGTTACAATTGAATAATTTTTTTACAAAATTTTAAATTTAAATATTTATTTTTATATTTTAAATATTTGTTTTTAAATGTAGGTTGTTCGTTAATTTTAAAATAAACAATAACTCCATTATGATCTGAAAAATCTAAAGATGTTATTTGGAACACGGTGTCAACACGTAACTTTGTATTATTATGATAAACCCAGTCAACTACATTTCCATAATAACTAGTTTGGTTTATTTTATTGTCACCTGATTCATCAGAATAAGTATATGAACGGTTAAGCTTTAACTTTACTAATGCATTATGTCCACTTGATGCATATTGTGTATATTTATCTTTAATATCATCTGATAATAAGTTAATATACCCAGAATATGCCGCTTTTATAAGGTGGGTTTTAGCAATTTCTTTAGTTTCATAAGAATTAAAATCTCCTGTAATAATATCAAAATTTTGTACTTTATATAATCTTGTAAGTTCGTTATCACGTTCATCAATTAATTCTTGTAATTTACTATATTTTTCTTCTGGTAGAAGTTTATCATCTTTACTAATTTTAGAAAATTCTTCATCATCATATCTACCACCACATAAATGAACACAAGCTATCCACATATCTTTAACTTTTACCATACATCCAGATCTTGGAGCAGTACATTTACTATCAATTTTAATATTATTTATTTTATCTTGCACTAATAAATCTTCTTTAACTAGAATACAATTTGCCAACACATTATTTGAAAATCTTTTATATTTATCACCAAAAAATCCAGCTCTTAAATGTTTTTCACCTGTAATACAATAAGCAGCTAATTTATACCCTGGAATTTGATAGTGAGTATGTTTAGATTTTTGTTTTTCATCCCACGAACCTTCATTTGGTAGAGAAGTTAATTCCATTGGTATTGATATATCATGTTCTTGTAGACATATCACATCAATCTTATGAGCACTTGCATTTTTTTTAATAAAAGCAAATACATCACCTGGATGCTTATCACGATAAAATTGAACGTTAAATGTATATATATTTATAGTAGTCATATATATTAATATACTGTATATTTAAATTCTATCATTTATTATAAATGGAAAATATTAAGAACAAAATAAATTATATATATCAACATTTATTTAATTGCCCTATACATCCTTTTTTTAGAGATATTAGATCAGTAAATATGTTAGCACATAGTTAT